AGATTATTACTCATTGCCGACCCAGCACTTTTAGTTTCTTGTACTTTTTGTGGTTGAGGTTTTTTTTGTGATGTTGTCTGTGTTGTCTGCATCGTGTTTTTTGCCGATGGGTTACCTACGTGTTGGAATCTTTCGAATTCACTTCCCGCAAGTTTAGATACATCATTAAATATTTTTTTAGCCATTTCAATTCCCGATTCACCGGCATTCTTCAATTTACTTTCAATTTCTAGTCCTGCCTTTTCAGCTCCCACTTTATCACCACTCATCATTTTACTTCCGTAATCTTTAAAAGATTGGGTCATGTCGTTAACGAATTTTTTGAGTTCGTCAGGCTTTAACGCCTTACCAGCAATATCGGCAGCCCCTGATTCTGTTCTGTAAACACCCCCTCTCGCCGCTTGACCAATTGCAGACCCAAAAAGTGCTGCCTTAGGTGCGGTAGCGGTTGAGGTTACCGCGCCCGCAATACGATTTAATGCGGTTAATTGTTCTTTGGCAATATCTTCCAACGCTTTTGGTTTTGACGACTCTGATAATGTCTTTATATCTTCCTCAGATAATTCAGTTATCGCCTTCTCCTCCATTATCCCCGTTTTAAATCCTTGAGCATCTTTTTGCTCCACCATTACGGAATACTTACCATCACGAAGTTCGGACATATTGGCGATCATTTGTTTTTGTTCCTCACTCATAGGTCCGGTATCTAAAGTTGGGAATCTAATTTCACTCATCTTTTTATTTAACTCGGAACTACCTAACGCCATTCTCGCTAATTCATCGGCACCTAATCCAAGTTCTTTACCAATTTCTCTCATCTGTCTTTGAGCCCCTGGAAGTATTTGGAATTTTTGGTTCTTTTCGTCAAAATATGTGAACTGTTTAGTCATTTCAACTATTTGATTTTGTAATTCGGCCGGATTGTTTTGACCCATATCCATTAACGCTAATGGGTCTAATAAAGCACTTGTTGAAACTCCTAATCTTTGTAATGCCGCCGCCTTCTCAATAGCCTGCTCAGGACTAAACATATCTTCAGATAGTTGAAATATTTTACCCATATTAACACCAAATAATGCCGATTGAGCGGCCATTTTGGTTAATCCCTGTATACCATTTTCAAAATTATATAGATTTAAATTTTTTAGATTGTCAACAACACTTTTACTAACTTGCGCAGTATTTACACCAATACTTCTAGTGTAATCCGTGACTTTCTGCATTTCTCTTGGTATCGCACTTAGAGCGAATCCGGCCTCTTTAAAGTTGGTAACTAATGTCGCTGAAGGAACATTAGTGGCCTCCATCGCCACTGCAATACCCTCTATTTCCTTAGCATTTCCAATTAAACTTCGACTTGTCGCATCAGTAATATTACCAACAATTTCAGCACTTCTTTTTAAAGCGTCTTCGTATGATAGTATCCCTTCCGAAAATTTTAATATTTGAGTGGCGGATTGAGTAATTGAGGTCTCCATCTCAATGGTTCTCTCTCTACCCATTCCCGTATTCTTAACAAACTCAGCAGATAATTCATCTAATTTTGTCCAAGTGGATTTAAAATCCATCGCCGCACTGGCGGCCTCCTCCATCGCCTCCTTAACGCTTCCCCAAACCTTTTTAACGTCCGTTACTACTGTTGTTGCCGTATTTGCTTGTAACATATATAATTATTTAACAATAAATAGATAGATTATTCATTTTTTGGAGTATTCTCCTCTATCAATTTATCAATAAAGTATCTCCTAATATATGTCGGTAGTATTAGATAATCTCTGTAAGAAAGATGTAAGTGTTTTGATAAGTGATAAAACTCATCAATCAATGATTTAGCGTAATCAGAAGAACGGACGAAAAAACTCCACCCCGAACGCAATGTTGACCATTACTTTTTCTCCTGACGGGGCGGTTACTTCTCTAGTTAAATCCAAACCTGGCTCATTCTCATTCATAAAACTCCTAATGTGTTTTGAGTCCATTATAGGCATACTCTCAACAAACTTAGCAATCATACCTTTATCCGTATTTCCATCAATAGAAACAATCTGTTTCATCAATCTCCAAGTAACCGTAGGTGCTACTCTACCTGATGGATAGTCAGTTGCCATTTTATCTAATTCCAATGATTCACCCAATGATATTGGTTTTAATTTAATTGTGTTACCGCTTCTAGGTAATTTTGTTTGTAAAGTTCCGTCTTCATCGGGTTGAACATTACATTTTTTGATGTTTAGTTCGTCCAAAACGATTTTAACATCAAATTTCTTTCCTGTTTGTGGATCAGTTAACGCGACATTATATTCAGGTCCGAATGACGTATTTCTTAGGAAGATTAATATAGCCTCAACATCACTATTTAATAGTTCTTCGGGTCGTAAATCTGATTCGTAAATTTTATTCCTTAATAAGGAGATAACGATACCATCTTTACCTGAAGAATTGGCAGCCCCAATTAAAATATTTTCATCAGATGCGGTTAGATAACCAACCTTAACTGATTTCTTTTTTGATTTGTAGAAAATACCGCCTGTTGGTAGTTGTACCACATCATGTGGTAAAGAAAAATCCATTTGTCCGTATGTAGCACTTTGATCCATAATAATTATTTTTTACATAATAATAGTTAGTATGTTTTTTAAGTGAACATTAAATAACGGTAACGTATATAAAATAAAATCCACACACCATCATATTATGATGAATGTATGGATTTATAATTTTTAATACTATATTTTAGTAAACTAAGATACAACGGTCCATTCTTAACTGAGCCGTGATTGAAGCTAACGCATCAGCATTGTAAGCCAATGTATCAAAGTTAACATCTTGTAACCAAGTTCCTTCTAATATCCATTTTTCGACAACAACTCCTGTTGGGTCTAACATCTCAAGGTCTACATTTTTCTTGTACCCCGCAGCGTAACCCATACGACCTGTAACAGATTCAGCACATAGACGAACCCATTCCATTAACGCTTGTGACGCTGATGGTCCGATTGGGTCTCTGAATTTAACATTTATTTGTCCCCAAAGAAATCTACCCGCAACATAAGTTGAAGTGTTTAGGAAAGGTATCTCTGTGGCATTTATTGTTATATGCGGTCTAGCGGTTGATTCAACAAACCATTCGTTGATACCCAAGGTTGATGGAAATCTTAATATAAACCTGTTTTGTCTTTTAGGTTCATACGGTATGGGCATTTTCATTAATAAATCAGCCATGTTTTCTTATTTTTTTTGTTAGTTTATTTTAGTTATCTATAAATATTACTATTAGTAATTTTTTTTATTTTTTTATGTATTTTAATATTTCTTTTTTACTCCACCGGCAGTGGAATAAGTTGTTACTATATTTTCAGGGTCTTTTTCAAAATGTTGTTTCATTGTCTCAACATTTCTAACATCGTCATCTGAAAATCCTACTGTTGGTTCAGGTGTGAAATTATTACTTATATCATTTTTAAAGAACGCTTTTTTACCAATTTCTCTTGATTTTTCTTTAATAAACGAAACAAATTCCTCCATCGCTTTTATTTTTGCCTCTTCGGGACTACTTTCATTTCCTCCACCATAACTAACAGGATAAAACTTACATAAATCAAGATATTCTTTTATCATATCTATTTTTGATGTTTCCCCTTCCATACCTGCTAAGTCACGATACTTTTCTAAGTTTTTAACCAACTCATCAGATGAAATCCCATTATGGTCAGATATAATAAGGTTATAACAAGCTTCTTTAAGAACTGAAGGTGTATGTCCTCTTGCGGTGACAATTGCGAATATTGAACCATTATTAATCGCCTCAACAAAGTCAGACCAAGCCGGTCCTGGTTTTGCTAACATAGCGTCAATAATAAATTGTTTATCTCCTTTAACATTAAAGTTTTGGAATGGTTCTTCTCCGTAACCCACAATTTCCTCTCCTTTATATTTGAAATCTTCTTTACCTATAATCGAACGATAATGAGCGAAATCCTCAGTGCTCATACCAACAATATCACCATCCTTATTTTTAAGGATAATTTTTGTCGGCATTGATGCTATGTTATCATCCCAATCAAAAGCATAATACTTCATATCAGGAGATCCGGTCTCCGTAATACCTTCCATTACAGAGACCGTTCTTCTATTTCTTAAATTAATCATCATTTAACCAATTTGTCAATTAATCTTTCCAATTGTTTCTCAGTCAAAATTATTGACCTTGATTTATTTTTGGATTCTTTGACACTTTTTACCTTTTTATTATTTTCCATAAATATTAGATATTTTCGAATGATGCTCCTGTCGGAGTAATGTAGAATGTGATATCGATGAATTCCAACGCTCTTGTTGGTTTAACATAAATTGATCCTACCAATCTATTATTATCTAAATCTTCAGGTGAGTTCGATACAGTTACTCTGAAATCATATAAACCTCTATCTCTTCTGATTGAATCCAAGATTGGATTAACCGCATCTAAGAATTGTTGTCTTACGATATCATCGTTTTGTTCAAACAATAATCTCACAGAAACCGCAGATATCAACTTACGTGCTTGTAATAACAATCTTCTGACATTGATTCTATCAAGAGCCGATTGTTTAACTTGTAGAGTTTTATTACCCCAAATTACAGTACCAACATCAGAGAAAGTTGCGATTGGGTTAATTCTACCTTCATACAATACATCTCTATCTTCTTGTGATAGTTTCTTTCTTGCTTTAACCGCATTTACGATACCTCTTGTATAACCCGCAGTTGCGAACCAAGGGAAAGCGATATTATCAGTCAACGCCAAGTTTCTTGTTACCTCAGCAGTTGGTGGAATGTATATTTGTGTATTGTTAACCGTATCTCTTGTTAATACCCAAGGGTAGTAAGTAGCCGTGTAGTTAGAATCAATACCTGAGTTATATA